TTGAAGCTGTTGATCTTTTATTTCTTTTTCTTTTCTCCTTATTTTAAGAAGCTTGTTAGCTAAGTTTATATTTCTTATTTCTCTAATATCTATAGCATCTTCAAGATCTATATTCTTTTGAGATAACGCCATTTGTATATTATTCTCTAACACGGCTCTTTGCTCATCGTCTGGAGCTAACTCTAAAAATATACCAAAATCGTATAAGTGTAGGCTAGATATTTCTTCTAGCGTAGCTACGTTGTGCACACCTATCGAGTGTATGAAAGCGTCTTTAGTTGGAGAATATTCTAATATATCAGATATTCTTAGTGATAGCTGTTCTGCTACTTGAGTAGTTAAGAATAAACCAGACTGTAGTATATGTCTAGTTGCAGTATTACTATTAGCAGCAGCAAGTTTTTGCACGCCTACTAAAGCGTTAGAGTCAGGCACACTGCCGTCTCTAGCTTCGTTAAGGCCTGTCGTATCTCTAATCATCTGCAAGTAATAGTTATAGTTTGCTATTAAGCTCTGCATTTTAGCACCACCATTACCGTTACGTATTTCTTGTATAGGTACTTTGCCTGGATTTATATCACCGTCTTGCGTAAACGATCTACCAATAACACTACCTGTTTGGAAGAACATATTTAAAGCTTCTTGCGGATTATAGTTTGTGCCATTACCTAAATCTATTTCAGCTAAACCATCAGCATCTAAATAAACACCGTCAGGAACTATACGAGACATTACTTGCTGTATCTTATAGTGAGTAAGCTGTATCATATCAGCAAAGCCAGTTATACGGCTAACTAATGACTCAATACGACCTTTGTACATACGAGGCGCTACAATAGAATAATTCATTTTTACTTTATTGTAATCGCTTTTTGGCCTCATCATGTTTTTAGCCATTTGCCATTTCAAAAGCTTATTAGCACCTAGCACATAGGCACCTTCATATAAGCACTCTACTTTTTTTTGTAGCTTGTAAAAGTTTGCATCTTCGTTTTCAGGCGGATTAAACTTATCGTCTTTTTCTATAGCTCTTTCAAGGCCTGCTGAAGTTTCTTTAACTTTATAAACGCTATTCATGTACGTTTTGTAGTTAAAATATAATACTTTTACTTTGTTTGTATCTTGATCTTTATTTGTAGAATAGTTTTCTGTTCTACTATAGCCAGTAGTTTTCTTTAAATCTTCTAAGTCTTCTTCAGTTAAAAACGGAAACTCTTTTACTAGCTCGTTAATAGGCACATTTTTAACTTCACCAACATAATATAAATCATCAAAATAAGGCGACTCAGTGTAAGAGTAAACTATATCAGCTGGATCTACGTATTTAACAGTAACACCTTCTGATGTATTAAACTCTGTTTTAACAGCGCCAATGCCTAACACTGTTAAATCATAATAAAATCTTTTTTTAATTAAATCGTAATCACTGCCAGCAAGTAAAACATTTAGAGCTTGTTCTTCAGCTAATTCTACAGCTTGCTTATAATCTAGCTGCATGTGAAGTTTTAATTCTTCTTCATCTTTAGGTAACTTAGTAGGATCGTTCTCGTACATGTTAATACCAAAAGCATCTCCAATATAATTGTTGAGATCTTGAGTTTTCATGTCTTTCAAAAGACTTTCCATGTACTCAGTTCTTTTGCTAACGCCGTAAGGATCTTGTGAGTAAGCTTTTATATCGTAAGCTCTGTCTGCCATACCGTTTACTACAATGTCTACAAACTTAGGAATAATAGGTACTGGCTTCCAGTCGATGTTTAAATAACTTAAATCACCGTTTATAGAAAGCTCATCTTTATATTTTTTTATTGACTGCTCTCCTCTAGCATAGAGTCGTAAGTTATGAAAGCTTCTTTGGTTTTGTAAATGCATGCTGTAGTTAGTACCATACATGCCTTGATTATCATAATACCACTCTTGCTCTATAGCTTGCGCTACTTTTAAGCCGTAGTCGTAACTAACTTTTTCTATATCACTAACAATTTGACTTGGAAAGTATTTGTTTGTAACTGTATTAGCCATACTATTGTTTAATTATTTTTGAAGCATATCCTTTATTATCATATTTAGATATGCTTATATTTAATTTTTGCTTAACTCTATCAGGCGTGGGTTTATATAAATGTCTATTGCAAGCCATTATTGCTAATCCACTACTTATAGAAGCATCATGCTTTGTTCTTTTGTTTATGTCAAACTTAGCCCAGTCATTTAAAGTTTCATTAAAGTACATTGTACCATGAGTATCATCTTTTAAACGACCGACGTGATCATTAATATACATTTCAATAGCAGCGGCGTGAGCTTGTTTTATATCTTCGCTTGAGTTTGGTATGCCACCTATTTCTTTTTCAGCAACAGACAACTTGTTCCAAACTTTATCTGGTCTATTCATACTAAATGCTCTATAACCTCTACGCTTAAAATAATACAAAAGCCTTGGTTTGTTATTCTCTGCAAGCAACGGCATGCCATAAAAAATACAAGCCATTAATACATCTTCAAAAAATATCTCTGCGGTTTGTGGTCTAGCAATATATTCCAAGAAAAAAGTGTTAGCTGGAGCTGACTCCATGCTAAACTTAGTTAATCCATGCAAAGAACCGTTAGATCCTCTACCGTCAACAGTCCCACTAATATCGTAACTATCACAGCCAAAAGCGCCTATGTGATCGTTTCCTGGATATTTCACTCCATTTTTAAGTATTACTCTATTTTGCAAATTTCTATCAGGCACCCAGCTAATCTTAAACCTACCGTTAGGATCTGGGCAGAATAATACTTGAGTATCTTTAACTCCATTAACCCATTGAAAACTACCAGTTGTAATAACGCCAGAGTTTCTATGGCCTTCGTTATAGTCTATTTGCTCGTATATTTTCACTAAGTTAAACAGACTATTTTTAGTTTCATCTCTAAACGCATGTTCTTCAGTTCTTGGAAACTGTCGGTAAAACTCGTTTAAAGCATCTTGATCGTCTTTTAATCCATCGGCTTCGTTTTCCCAGTGGTCAATAACACCTACATCTATTAGTTCACCGTGGGGTCCGTATACATCATTATCTGGGTTATTAAATACAGGTTGCCCGTATCTGTCAATAAATCCCTCATAGTTCCATTCCATTGGGATAAAAAGAGAATATAAACCAGACTTTGTTTGTCCATTGCGATTTCTTTTTGTAACGTCTGAATCACTGTACAGCTTTTTAAAATTATCACCACCTTTGTCTAAAGCGTTGCTAGTTGATCCCATCATACACTTACCTACTACTCTAGCCCCTAACCTTAAACAAGTTTTAGTTACTCGCCAGTTATTTAATATATTGTCAGGCCTTTCCCACTTACCACTTTCGTCGTGTACTAGTAAGTTGAGCTTTTCACCATCATAGCTGTTGTCGCCAGTATTTTTCCAATCAATAGTAGTGTCAAGTCCAACCAGCTCTTCCTCTTTTTCGTTTGCAGTAATTTTTCTACGCGTAAACTTACTAGCAGGAACGCGATAAGCAAGTTCACTTTTAGGTCGGTCCATACCATCTTGTATGGGTTTGAAGAAGAACGGATAGTTAATAGATATTGGTACAACTTTGTCGGTAAACATTTTTTTAGCATCTGCCCCTGATTTTGATAATATTCCATATCTAGCGTCTGATGATATTGTAGCTAGATTTACTGTTTCTGCTGAAGACATAAATGAAAAACCACTACGCCTGTTTTTTAAATAACACATACCGTAGCATCTATCGTCTGCTTTGCAAGCTTCCCAAAATATAAAAAATAATCTGTTAGCTTCACGAAAGTCTGGAGCTCCTACATCTATCTTGCTCCATTGAAGATACATGTAGTGACTACCAGTTATATAAGTAGACTTACCATTGTTGTTAAACCAAAAGCCTTCTTCACGACGTTTAAACTCCGCGTCTATATAATCATACCACTGCTCTTTGCTTTCTTCCGGGTAAGCTCTCCAGTCAAATATGCTTTTTAACTTTCCTAATTCTTTAGGATAATCTATTCTTTGCCATTTGTTTTCTGGGAACACGTGCACTGATTTCGGTTCAGGCGGCAACCCAATTCGCAAATTTTGTATCTCCAGTATTTGTCCAATGCGTCCAGTTTTTGAGATAACGATAATATCATGTTCTTTATTATATCCATATTTCCACTTTTTAGATTTATTAAGTCTGTTTACAGTTATTCTTTTTATTGGCTCTACAACCTTATATAGCGTTTGCTTGTAACTCATTTCGATCTGCCTTCCGCGAAGCCTTTAAATACTCTTTCTTTTTTCTCTTCCGGTGTCTTTCCTTCCAAAATATTTTCTTCTTCTTGTATGCGGTTGAGTATTTCAAATGCATCAAATATAGCTAATTTTTTTGTAGCTGCAGCATTTTTAAGTCTATCTGCAGAAACATCATCATCTGTTTCTACTATAGGTTCTTTAGCTACTTTAATTAATTCTTCAACTGCTCTGTGCCCAGCTTGGATTATACTCTTCTTCGTTTCCTTGATATTCATATTTAATTGTAATAAATTTAGAATAAACTCTATATAATTTTTCATTGTCAATAACAAACTCGTATTCTGAGCCAGGGGTAAAACCTACTAAATCATTAACTTCTACAGAGCCATCACTATACTTAACTATACCAACAAGAGGTTTTTCTTTGTTAGGAAAAAGAACATTGTCATGTTTTATAGGTTTTATAAAGCAAAATCCTTTTAAAGCAAACCACTTACTATATTTAAACCTACTCCAATTAGCTATTTTCTTATAAGCATATATTTGATCTTCTGCAATAAAGTACATGTCTTCTTTGTAGTAAGATTTGCTATTTCTTTCCCTGCCTTTAACATCATGCCATCTTCTAAATACATTGTGGTGCACTATTACAGTATCACCTACTTGTATCTCAGAGTTGCTAGCTAAAGGTACAGAAATTACTTCTGCATGTCTGTTTACGTATTGATGATTAAATATTTCAGTGTTTAAAATAAGTTTCTTATCTCCAACATTAACAGAATTATTATATCTGTCACCTATAGGCTTTACGATATAATTATATAAGCTTTTCATTAATATTCAAGATTATACTCAACAGAAACAGCCATATTTTTATTAAAGTCTTTCCAAGGTATAACATTCATATCTTTTCTTATATAAATACTATACTTATCTTCTTCTTCAATTATGTCGCATATTTTATGTCCTCCGTAAACTTCTTGACCTACAGAGTAATGCATAGCGTCTATTTTATAATCTTTACCTATCGTTATCTTTCTTATCAGCTTTGTTGTGTTCATCTTCATTATATTTAATTGTACCGTCTGCCATGCTAATGTTGTCAGTCCCGTATTTTTTATTAAAGTTATCTTTGTATTCGTGTAGTGTGCTTTGCAAGTTAGCTACCATGTGAAGCATTGAATGCTTTTCTGTTTCAAGAGCTCCTAAATCAGCTTGCAATTTTCTAATATTAGTGCCAATAGTTTGTATTGCCTCTAATTCTTTTTTATCAATTTTTTCAGGTCGAAGGTTTTCCACCTTCGGAGTTTTTCTTTTTGCCATTTTATTAAATTAAATTAGTTAATATTTGTTAAGAATATATACTTAACTTGCCATTTAGATAGTTTCTAACATTAGCAGCATCAGCAGCACTTAATGCTGAATTATATATTAATACCTCGTATATATTACCGTCAAAACTATCAGCACCAACAGCGCTTGCCGCACCAACAAAACTTATATCAAAAGCGTTGGCGCTAGTATCAAAAGAAACAGTACTTTCTAAACTGCCATTTATTCTTAAAAAACAATTATTTGAAGATCCAGAAGCTGCTTCGTATTCTAGTAGTTGCTTGGTGCCGTCAGTCGCTATACTTGTAGTTGCAGACCATTGAGCAGGCGTTGTAAAAGCATTGTTTGCTTTTAATCTATGTGAAGTAGCACTACTACCTTGACCTATTCTTAAAAGATCTGTAGTACTACTTCCTGCTAACAAATTGTTTGTAACGTGTGAATCTGCAGCTACAACCACAAACACATGGAATTGATTTACAGTTATAGTTGAATCTAGAGATAAAGCGTCTGCGTCAGCGTCACCTTCCCAGTCACCACCGCCATCTACTAGTAAAGGTCTATATTGATCTAATCCATGACTTGCGTCGTTGCCATTTCCAGAAGAATCAGCCCAAGTGTCTATAGCCGCAGGATCACTTGACGAAGTTATGCCTACACCGTTTTGTAACCAAAGCTGCAGCCCAGAAATACTTGTAGGTAAAAACTCGCTAGGAGCTCCAGATGTTACTATACTACTTCCGAGTCCTAACATTAATTTCCTATATAAGCTATAAAACTTCCTGAAGCTGGATTAATACTAGTCCATCTACCATATATAGTAATTCCTTTTGGAAAAGTGTTATTTACATCGACAACAGTACCACCAGATCCAAGTGTAGCTGTAGAAGAAGGCTCGTCATGAGCCGCGTCATTTACAACTCCATCAGTATCTCTAGCAAAAACAGTACCAATATATTCTAAACCATTGTCACTATCGTTATCTGCCACTAAACCTGCAGACGTGTCAAATGTTGTGTCGGCTAACATTGTTATAGCTACAAATACTTTACCTGTTGGAGGAGCCATTGCTGACGTGCCATCATTAAAAGCAGATCCTAATTGTCCAAAGCCGTAACTTACTTCTGTTGAATTAATTCCCATTTTATTTTTCTTTTATTTGTTCGTTTTTCTTTGAACTTCCACCGAAGAAGAAGTCTATTATTGTATTTACTTTAGCACTCATAGCGCCAAATATTGTTGATATAAAGCTAATTTCAAACTCACCTAAGTCTAGTGACTTTGTAACGAAATAATTAAACATCACAAAAGTAATGCCAAAATAAGCTATAGTAAATAACGTTGCTAGAACTTTTTGAATAATAGCATCGTCCTTATACATATCTCTTGCAGACTTGCGATCTTCGACCTCTTTTGCAAACGCTTCACGCTCTGCATCAAGAAGTAGCTTTTTAAGAGCAAGCTTAGCTTCATCGCGCTCCTTGTCTGTAGTAATAACTTTGTCAAGTATGCCTTCTGCATTATCTACTATCTTACCGAATAATCCTCCGACTAAATTGTTTATCATAATATCTATATTACAGGCTCAATGCCATTGTTAGCGTCATCTTCCCAAGGAAAACCACCATCTCCAGCTTGTTTAGCTACTCCGTCAACGATAATCATATCTTTACCGTTTATAGTAGTTCTAGGATAAGTAACGCCATTGTATCGTACAAAATCATCTCCATACGCCAACTTACCTACTCGCATATCTGTAGCGTGTCGCATTTCATGATTAACCACTTGTCTTTCAATATCGCTACCAGGCTCTATAGTATTGCTTATATATATACTACCATCCATATTAGCTTCGCCTAAAACGCCAGGCTCTAAGTCTTTTCGTATAACAGGTGTGCCGGGAACAGATACGTCAGCGTCTCCAGATTCTTTACCAAATCTCATTTTCTTATTTAACCTACCGTTTGTAGCAATAGGTCCTTTTGACTTGCCTAGTTTAAACCCCATTATCTATCTTTGTCTTTTATCATATCATCAATAGCCTTGTTGTAGACTTTATCAGTATATGTTTTGTTATTGTAAAATTTACTTCTACTAGATATTGGTAGATCTTCTTCACCTAACAACACTCTGTATATTCTACTTATTAGTTGGCTACATTTAAACGAAGTCTTGAATACAGAATACTTTATAGTTGTTCTGTTTCTATGTCTCCACACTTCTATCCAACCATCTTTTCTTAGACGCTCCCACCTTTCTTTATCCCAAGAGTATGTGTACGTTCCGTCTATAAACTCTTGTCTTGTGAACCGACCTTTGCAGTCTAAGTATATTAGTAGCTCAAGGTCAGCGTCTTTTAACCCGTAAGTCTTACAGGCCCATTTTCTAACGAGCCTGTAATACTTAAGGATTTGTAATTCACGTAAATCGTGACTAGTTAATCTCATTCAAGATTAAGAACCAGCAGTAAATGCTACTGTAGAAACTACATTAGATATACCAGCACCACTTGCTTTTATAACTAAGCAATTAGCTCCACCTATTTTAGAAGCAGCAAGCTTATCAGCTAGTTCAACAGCAAAAGTCTCTGCGTTACCAGCAGTTGTAGTGATAGTGATTTTGTGATCAGAAACAGCTTCTGTTGGTTGAACGTGATTTCTAACATACACATCGCAAGTTACAGCATCTGTGTGCAAGTCCATAATTGTAATGTCATCAACATTTACGATCTTAGAGTCATTAGCTCCATCTCTAAATTGTACAAACATAATTTTTTGTTTTAATGATTAATAAATAATTTGTTTTAAGTTCTAAGTTTTAAGTTTATGGGTTATGGTTTAGGTCTAATCAATTAATACCACGTCACGTGCACGTATAACTTGGTATAATTTATCTTTATACTGAACTCCGTGCCCAGCGTGTTTATCGTAATAAACTATATCTTTATTTTTTATAGCTTCTACTAAGTGCCCAGTTGAAATAACAACGGCTTTAATATATCGATTATCTTCATCGATGTCTTCAGTCATTATAAGTCCTGCAACTTTCTTAGGCTC